GCTTTTGTTCAGCAGATGATGAACCGTAAGAAATAGAACAAATTACCCATTTGTATGAGTATTAAAGGTTCTGTCCCTGCACATTCTTATCATGGTATACCTGTTTTTGGGAACCGTCCTGCTGGTCAGCAGGCGGGTTCCATGATGGCTGCTGGCTCTGGACCTTATTTGGGTCGTGGTAACAAGTGTTCAGCGAATGATGACACTTGTGAAGGTAACCGTGTCAAGGACAAGGATGTTTGTGCTGGTCATTTGCGGTCCCAGAAGTTGAAGGAAAAAGAAAAGTCTGTAGAGGTGTCTGATGGCGTTTAGAACTATGACCGCTTCGGACATTCGTAACGCTGTCCGTTCAATTACCGACCTTGATGCTGATGATTTGCCTGATTCGTTGTTGAATCTTTATATTCGTGACGGGTATTATCGTATTTTAGATACGGAGAAGCGTTGGGGCTTTTTAGAGTATTCGTTTAATTTTAATACTCGTACTGGTGTTCGTGCCTATGAGATTGCTACTTTAACTGATGAACCACTTGGTCAGGTTGTGTCTATTGTGGATAACCGTGGTACTGGTTATCGTTTAGACATGATTGGTTTTGACATGGCTGAACAAACCTATATCGGTTCTTACGACACCGAAAGCGACCCTTTGTTTTATGCTGTTTGGGCTAATAGTATTCATTTGTATCCGAAGCCTAATAATGTTCGCCAGTTGACGGCTCGTGGTTATCGTGAACCGTTTGATTGGCAAACTGAAGGTGGCGATGTGGATGCGCCTGCTACGCTGCATTTCCCGTTGGTGTATTACGCTTGCAGTCGTGTGTATCAACAGTTGGAAGATTCGGCTATGGCTGAGATGTATAAGCGTGCGTATGATGAAGGTGTTGCGCTTGCGGTTCGCAACGCAACTACACCAACTAGTCATAACCCTTTGATTATGGCGCATGGACAAACGAAGCATCGTCCTACTTATAATGGTTGGTTTCGTTCTTTGGGTAGTAATCGTGATGCTTGGGGTCTGTGATGTCGTTGCAGATTTACGAGCAGAAAGATTTCACGGGTGGGTTAAACTTTAGGTCTGACCAGTTTCAGTTGGCTGATAATGAGTCTCCTGAAATGTTGAATGTTGAAATTGACCCCCGTGGCGGTGTTTTTAGTCGTGGTGGTATGTCACGCATTAATCCTGATAATGTGGGTGGAACTTGGCTTCCCCGCCGTGTCCAGGCTTTTTATGGTGCAACCAGCAAGTTAATGCTTATTAATAACAATAATGTTTACTACCAGTCTTCTGGTGGTAACTTTGCTTTGTTAACTTACCAACATTCTGGTGTAACATATAATGTGACTAGCACCAATTCGCATGGTGCGTGTATGGCTGCATGGGGTCAAACATTATACATTGCTACACACAACAATGGTGGACACAGCGGAACTGATGGTCAATACAAATGGACTGGTGCTGGTTTTGCTACTGCACTACCTAGAGTAACTACTTCTCCTAATACTTGGGGTTCTCGTGGTGGTGCTGGCGGTGGGCATGTTCCACAGTGTGAACATTTAGCCGTGCATGCAAACAGAATGTTTGCTGCAGGCACATACGAAGATGGCGTGTTTCACCCTAACCGTTTACGCTTCTCTGAAGATTCGCTTCCTGAATGTTGGGTTAAAGAAGATTACATTGACATTGAAGGTGGTGGAACAGGCATTACTGGAATGGTTGTTGTAAACGGTTCGCTGGTTGTTTTTAAACCTTTCGGTATTTACATTTTGTTTGGTTACGACCACACAGATTTCCAAATTGTTAATGTGTCAACCACACTGGGATGCCATAACCATGCACACATGGCAGCCACTGATACTGGTGTTTACTTCTATAGCCATGGTGATGGTTTGTTCTTTTTTGATGGTTCTAATGTTGTTGATGTTTTTCAACAGTTGCGTCCCGTGTTTGACTTCGGTTACATTAATCCAGCACAAGATGATGCCATCAGTGTTTCGTGGGTTGGTCGCCGTGTTTGGTTGTCCTTGCCTTATTCGGAAACAACCGTAGCAACTACTTCAACTGTTAATCTTGTTTTTGACCCTTCTATTCGTGCTTATACAATGTTTTCAACATCCGATGGCAAGGGAGTTGTCAGCGGATGTGACTTCCGTGCAGACACTGGTGCCGACCTGCGCTTAATGTGTCACCCCAGTGTTCCCGCAGTTTTGGATGTTGATGATTACGCTTTAAGTGCTGACAAAATTGCTGTTGGCGGTGCGGAAAGCGGTTTCTCAACCGTTTACCGCACTAAATGGTTTGATGCTGGTTCATACATGCAACGCAAAATGTTTCGCCGTCCAGACCTAGTTATGAAAGAATCAGAAGTACGCATGCAACTAGATGTTGAAGTGTACCATGATTTCCAAGAATCACAGGGTTCTGAAGCACGGACATTCTCTGTTGTTCTTCCTACTGCTGCTACTGGTATGTTTTGGGATTCTGATTCTTGGGCTATTGAAAACATTGATGGTTCCACTAGTGGTTCTGTTTGGTCTACTGGTGTTGTCTCTAGCACTATTAAAACAGCGAAGAATCTTGGTTTGGCTAAAACGGTTCAGTTGCGTTTTATTGGTGAGTTAAAGAAATCGTGGGGCATTAACAGTATTGGATACAAGTGGGCACCACGCCGAGTTAAAGGATAAATTATGGCTACTTTAAATTATGACTATTCGTTTACACCTAATACGGCAGCGAAGGCTACTGAAGTTAACAGTAACTTTTCTGCTGTGAAGGCTTTTGCTGAAGGTATTTCTACTGGCACAAACATTGATTCTAGTGCTATTACTACTGTCAAGATTAACGATAACGCTGTTACTGTTGCTAAGTTGGCTAACGATGCTGTTACCACCAGTAAGATTGTTAATGCTGCTGTGACTTTTGATAAGTTGGTTGCGGCATCACCTAGAGGTGTTATTGCTAGGGAAACAAAAACAACAGATACTGCTTCTGCTACTACTTCTACACCAGTTAATAGGTTTACTGGTGTTACATTTACTCCAGTTGTTGGGCGTTTGTACCGAATTTCTTTTAGCGGTTTTCTTGCTCGCAACTACACGGACTTTGCAGTGCTTGCTCATGTGTTTTTTTGCGATGGAAGCAATACCTTGGTTCAAACAATTTTTCAAGAAACAGGTGCCGCACCATATATTAACAACAGTTTGTCTGATAGTTATATTATTGCTCCATCAACAACAACCGCTATTACTATTAATGTTCGTTTATCCATAAGTGGAAGCACCGACACTGTTTATTTTATGGGTTCTGCTACTAAACAAAACTATCTGCTTGTGGAAGACATCGGAGCAGCATAATGGCTTGGCAACCACTAGGAATTAACCTGCTATCAGGAACAGACGAAGGTCGTATTTTGATAACAATTTTAAACAGTCTTGCCCGTGAACTTTCCAGATTACAAGCAGAAATTGAAGAGTTGAAAAGGAATAAGCAATGAGTATGTACGGCGATTATGGTGTTGCAGAAGCCGCTGCTATTAGACGGCGTAAGCAACAGTCTGAAGCAAACACTAAAGCGGCTTTTTATGGTCAGCAGCGTGGCGCACGCCGCACTGCCGACATTCAACGCCAATACAACGAAGGTTTCCAACCAATGGTGGCTAGTTATGGTCGCCGTGGTTTAGGTGGACCTAATGTGTCGTCAGGTATTCGCACATCTGGTTTAGAGAAGTACGCACAGAATCTGCAGCGTGACCTGGGTGTGGAATCACAAAACCTACAAGATGAGTTAAATAACTTGTCCTTGCAAGAAGCAAGTCAGCAGGCTGATTTGGAAGATTACATTGCTCAGTTGCGTCTTCAGAAGCAACAGAGCGTTATTTCTGATGCTATGAACATCAGACAGATGGCTAGTTACTAAAAGGAGATTATTATGGCATGGCAGTGGGATTCTAAAACAAATCGTTGGGTACAGGTTCCTGATACACCACCAACAACACAACCTAATCAGGGTTGGGACCCGCAGCGGGGTAACTATGGTCCGACAACGACCACAACTGCGCCACCTGCACGGACAACGCCGACAACTACTTCACCTGCTAATCCATCAACGCCTTCTAATAGTTCTAGTGTTGCTCCAAGAAATAGAATTACTTCCAATGTTCCTTATCGTCCGTCTACACCACGGGCACCGTTGGCTTATGACCCTAAGATTGCCCGAATTGCTGCAAAGAACGACCCAAAAAACTGGTTACATAAGGCTGTTCAGGATGCTTTAAATAGCGGCGATAATGAATTGTTGAGTCGTTTGCTTGGTGAAAACGCTGGCGGTGGCGGTTCTGGACCTAGTGAATCGCAGTTGCGTCAACAGCGTATCGGTTCAGCAAAAAAGATGAACCGTCAAACCAGTGCTATGGCTAAGAAGTATTTGGGTGAACAGTCTCAACAGGCTAATCAGGCTATTGATGCTGCTACTGCAGAGTTGCTTGCCAATATGGGTCAACCTACGGCTTATAGTAATGTTCCGTTTGTTAATGTTCCACCAGCCCTTCAGGGGTTGCAACAGAACTTGTTGGCGTATGGTGGTACGGGTCAGGATGCTGCTTCTCAGCAGGCTCAGGACCAGCAGGCTAACGACATGTATGCCGCTTTGGCTAATCGTAGCGCACAGCAACTAGGTGCTGCCGAAACTGCTTATTTTGATGCTTTACGCCGTTCTGCGCTTGGCGCACAAGCGGCGGGTCGTCAGGGTGTAGCCCAAAATGTTTCTGACCTTCAGAATCAGGTTTTGATGGCTAACATTCAGGCTTTGCTTAACGCTTCACAATAGAACATTTATCACATATATAAAGGGTTATTATGGCTAAGAGAAATTTGACATCTTCTGATATTGTGGCGTATCTTCTTCAGGGCGGGGACATCTCCCGTCTTTCTCAGTTGGGTGTTTCACAGAAAGGTCTAATTGGGGCTTTTTTGTCTTCTCCTGAATTGGTAAGCAAGTACCGTAAACAGGCTGAAACGGAATCGGAACCTTATGCTTCTTTTAATCCAACATATGAATATGACCCTGCTTCTAATATTAACCAGGTTGAGTCTAAGTATTATGCTATGCCTGAAAAATACTCAAAATTTGCGAAAGATTTTTGGAACCGAGTTAAAGCAGTAGGTGCTAACCCAACGGAAGTTGGGCGCATTAAACGGGAAATTGAATCTAAACGGGATGCCTATGCTAGTGGTTCAGGTATGACCACTGACGAGTTTAACGAGTTGTGGAACGGTTTAACCAAGGATGTTGAGAACTTTCAGTCTGCAGAGTCTGCCCGTGAGAAAAGTCAGTATTCTGCTTTTTATAAGCAACGCAAAAAGTTGGGTATTACTGGTGAAGGACAGAAGGCTACTGATGAGTATTTGCGTGCTTCTACTGGTGTTGCTGGTTTGGCTGATTTGCCAACCAGCGTTGATGATTTTGTGAAACAGAAGTCTACTAAGTTTTTGGCTGGTATTGAAGGTAAGTTTTCTGGTAAGGCTGAGCGTGAATACAAACAAATGTTTGAAGATGCTTTAAAGAAAAAGGTCGGTAAAAACTACCAGAAGTATAGCGTTACTGATTTGTTGAAGAAGAATTTTTTGGGTGAATAATGGCTGTATCAAAGTCCCCTTTTAGTCGCAACCCTAAAGGTAGCGACACAACAACTACTACACCACCAAACAGGTTTAAACCAAAGTTGGATACTGGCATTTTTGAAGACATCCGTAAAATGCAAGCCGCTAGTGCTGGTTCTGGTTCTGGTTCTCAGGATTATGTTGACATTGGGACAAAGACAACTCTGGGTGAAGAGAAGCAGAAACTTGATTCAGCATACAATACTGCTTTGGCTCGTATCGCTACTAGCCCTATGGGTGAGAAGCAGAAGGCTAAGGCTCGTAAGCAGTTTGAAGAGTTGTATAAGACTGGTAAGGTTGAAACAGACGATGATTTTAATCCTTTAAACCCGTTTGACCAACTTCGTGGTAATTTAAACAGAACAAAGGCTGTTGGAAAGTTTGTTCTTGATGGTCTTGAAACTGTTAGCCGTGTCGCTCAAGTTGCTTATTCACGCAGTTTAACTAACCCTATCGGTGCGTATAATGCTGCTACTGGAAAAATTTCTTTTGATTCTCCTAAACAAGTTCTTGGAGAAATAAAAAGAGATATTACAAACAAAGATTTTCGTTTGCTTCCACAAACAGGAATTAAAGCAGTTGATGCTGTTGTTGACTTCGGTGCTGATGTTGCTTTTGACCCTACAACTTATACAGGTGTGGGTGCTGTTAAGTATATTGGTTTGGCTGGTCGTACCGAGTTGGCTATTAAACTTGGTACAACAGAAATGCTGGCTAAACATCCACAGTTGATTGGAAAACTGGACGACATTATGCGGTACGGCGTTGGTGCCGTACCGAAAGAAGTTCGTGCTGCGGAAGGTATTGAGTTCGGTATCCGTTTCGGTGGTTCTATTATACCGAAGACTGATGCTATTGCTAATGTTATTTCTGGTCGTAACGGTATTACCACTGTGTTGCGTACACGGACAGGAGACACATTAGCCAAGGCTGGTCGTTTAGCAGAAAAAAGCGGCAAGTATACCCGTGGGTCTATAACACCTTCTAGCCGTGTCGGCATTGTCACTGCCAACATCGGACGAGATATGGGTGTTTCTGACAATACTGTACTTCAACAGATTGCGGATTACACTTCAGCAAAATACGCTAAAGGTTATAAGGCTACAACATATAACCGTAACCTTAATGGTGTTAGAGATTTGTTGAAAGAAATCAAGGCTAACGGTGGCGAAATTCGTGTCGCTCAACTCGCAGATGATGCTGAAGCACTTCTGCGTGAACCTGACCCTGTTTTGCGTGACCTTGCTACACGCTACAAGGCGTGGCAAGATACGCTACTTCAAGAAGTTAACGCTGTACGAACAAAGTTTAATGCTGACTTCGGCGCAGACATGAAACTTATTAACCAACTGGATGATTATGGTATTCACCACAAACTGACAGATAAAGCATTTCGTTATGCTTATGGTTCTAAAGGTAAAGCAACAGGCTGGTTCCGTGACGCTGACCTAACACCACTGGAACTTGGCACTAACACGGGTGCAGCGATGCATCGCCGTTACACCGCTGGCGAAAAATTTATGGATGAAACACTTCAAAAGGGAACCATCGCTGAAGTTAATGAAATTTTCCGCCGTAAAACAGGTCAAGATATTGATTTCTTTGAAACAGACATTTTTGCTATTGCAGACTCTTACGCATACAGTATGGCTACAGCCCGTTCCCGTGAAGCGTATGTACGCCGACTGCTAGATTTCGGTCCTGATGTTGCGAAAGTTATAAACAAGAAACTTGTACCTGATGATGAACTGGTAAAACTGTTGCGGGGCGCACACGCAGGGCTTGTATCTGTTCGTAACGAAGTTAAGCGTAAAGTAAACACTGGTCGTGTCCGTGCGAGAGACACAGCAAAAGATGTCGTCAATTTCGCTAAAACCGTAATTGACGAAAAAGATGCTGACCTTGCCGTTATAAACAAGGACATCGGCGGTGTAATCAATTCTTTATACAAGATTGAAACAACACTTGGTGAAGCATTTGCTAAGGCTGCCGCTAAATCTGCGGATGCCCGTGGAGCGTTCCTTAACATTCACGGCGCATTAATGGAAGATGTGCGTGTTTTGCGTACAGCCATTGAGGCTGGACGCATTAATGAAGTCGCTGCTTATGAATCGTTGCGGGATATTTACATTAAAATGGTTCCCGATGCTAAGCGTATCCCTAAGTCTGCTTCGGTTTTGTTGGATAAAGTTACACGACAGATGGGCATAAAGGACCCTACTGAAGTGCGTGTTTTGGAACGCCAACTTAAAGCACTTCAAAAGCAATTGTCTGAAACCGATAAGGTTGACCCGCAGGCTTTAAATGATTTGCTTGACCTTGAGCGTAACTTGATTGAACAAATTGATGGCTATAGTCGTTTGGCTGATGTTAAACTGGAAGCGGATTACGCTGAAGATGGTTTCCTTTATGGAACCTTTGACTCTATTGTTCCTAAACCATTTGACCCCAATGCTGAACCTATGTTTAGGTCTATGGAAACACGACCAACTGGTGGTTCAACAACAGGTATGTCTTCTGATGAACTTGCGGCGGCTCGTCAAGCATGGCTTGAAGACCCGAACAGTATCGCTGTCCATGCTTTAAGACCTGATGAAGTCATGGACATGCGTACCCCAGAAGCATTTTATGACTTCTGGGACCCTGATAACGGTATCGGTGAAGCAGTTGGTTATGCGTTGCGCCAGTCAGGAGCAGACCCTGAAGATGTGTTTATGTCTGTATGGAATGACGCTATGGAAGGTTTGCCTGTTGACCCAATGTTTGAACAGGTTTACCCTGAGATGGCTAACTTGATGACGGTTATCGGGTCGGTTCATAACAATGTGTTTGACCTTGGTGTTGTCCCTGACGACTTTAATGTTCAAGTGTTTAGTACGGTTAAGGAAATGTTCCAAGCCCAAGCGGCTTCTCTTGGTTTGGAAAACTCTGACCAAGTAGCAAACGAAATGTTTGTTAACACGATGCGAGCCATGATTGAAGAAGGAACTGGTGGACGACCTTTGCTTCTTCCTTCACGCTTTATGGATGAAATGGACGAAGCAGCAGATGGTGCTTATAGTGTTTTGTTTCCTGATAACTTTAACTATGCTGAACGATTCGGTAAGAAAACCATTACGGATGATTTAATGACTGGTAATGGTGCCCCTGTTCAACAGACCAGTGGTAACTCTTTCTTGCGTGGCGTTGTTGACGGTGATTACCATACCGCTTCTCTTGAAGCGAACGAAATGTTGGATGCTATTGGAGAAACGGGTCAGCAACTCCAAAAAGAGTTGGCTGCCCGTGAATCTATCGCTAGTGATTTGCGTAGCACCGCTGGCAAGGTTGGTGGTGCCAAATCTGCTGGTTCACGCCGTGTTAAAGCGGCGGAAAAAGCATACGCCGATTATGCAGAATCAGGCATGGTTAATGTGTCTATTGGTGGTAAAAACATTCGTGTTACCCGTGAAAAGGCTTTGGAAATTCTTGCTAAGCAGGAGTCTAAGTTGGCTCGTAAGGCTGAGTTGTTGGAATCCAAGATTGCAACGGAAACTGGTCGCCAAACAGGTAGTGTTGCTCAACGCAAGGCTAAGATGGAAGAGCGTTTGGTGTCCTTGTTTGAACAGCGTAAAGTTATTGAACGCTGGAACGCAAAGACGGGTGACGCTTTGCGTGAAGATATTGACCTATTGAAGACCGCTATTTACACTGACCCACCAACTGGTTTTGCAGGGACAATGTCAAGGGAATGGTCCGAGCGTGTCACTGCCCGTATGAACGCTATTAGTCGTCTTGATGGCACTGGTGCTAAGGATGCGTGGGAGCGTGTAGTTACACAGTTGCATGCTGATGAAACACAATTAGCGTTGTTGGAGTTTGATGCTATTCCACGGGCTGCTCGTGAGTTAACAGATGCTGAACTGGGTATTGTTGGTGGTTCTATGCGTGACGACATCCTTGATGGATGGAAGGCGTTGGAATCCACTGGTGTTATGATTCCCGACGAGTTCTATAAGGTTATCCGACCTAATGTTGATAAGTTGGTTAAAAAGGCGGAGCAGGCTGTGTGGCTGCGGGCGATTAAGCGTTATAACCAAATCTTTAAGATTTACGCTACGATGACCCCTGGATTTGTTGTTCGTAATGCCATGTCCGCAACCTTTATGAATAAAGTTGCGGGTGTAGATAACAAGAACATCATGGACGGAATTAAGGCTGCTGTTGCTTATAAGCAGCATGGTCCTGTTAAGTGGCTGGATGAGATGGGCATTACTGATTTGGCTGAGCGTGAGATGTACGAGTCTGCTATGCGTTCTGTTCAGGCTACGGGTCGTGGTATTCAGTCCGACTTTGTGAACCCTACTTTGCGTGGTGGTTTTGCCGAGAAGATTGCTAATAACAAGGCTACTCGTTTCTTGGGTGATGCTAACGAGTTCACGGAAAACGCTGTGCGTCTTCCTATGGCTATTGACACTCTTCGTAAGGGCAACTCTTATGATGAAGCGGTTATGCGTATTTCACGATTCCATTTTGACTATACGGACCTTAGTGGTTTTGATGAAGCGATGAAGAACTTCATTCCGTTTTGGGTGTGGACTAGCCGTAACCTTCCGTTGCAGATGACGGAGATGGTGTTGCGTCCTAGTTACTATAATGCTTATTTCCAGTTGCGTGAGCGTAACCCTGCCGCTGGTGACATTTTGATGCCACGCTGGATTAATGATGCTGGTCCGTTTAGTTTGGGTGGCACTAAAGTGTTGACACCTGATATGCCGATGACTCGTTTGGAGCAAACTGTTGGTCAGTTTGTTTCGCCTAGTAAGTTGGTTGGTCAGTTTACACCTATTGCTAAGTTGCCTATTGAAATGCTTGCTGATAAACAGTTGGCTATGGACATTCCTTTCACCGATAAATACGAAGAAGCAAAAGGTGTTGACAAAATTATTGCTGGTTTAGGAAGTTTGGCGGATATTGAAGGTTTAGGTCGCAGAAACGCTGAAGGCAAACTAGAAATTAACCCCAAGATTAACTATGCTATTGGTAACGCTTTACCGACTATCGCCACTTTACAGCGTTTGGCTGGTGGAGAACTGGGTGGTAAGTCAACTTATCAGGAGCGTCAGGCTTCCAATGTGGCTAACTTCTTTGGTGTTCCTTACCGTGATATTGGTCCACGCCAACAGCGTGGAGAAGCAATTAACCGTCAGTTCAAGATTCGTGAAATGCTTCAGGAACTTGCCCGTAAAGGAAAGATAGAAACTAATGATTAACAAGACTGAACAGTATAACTGGCAGAAAGCAACCGCAGTTGATAAAGTGCGGTTCGGTGGCAAGGCTAGTCCAAACATTTTGGCTATTAAAGACCATCTTATTAAACGCTATGGCGGGTCTAATGTTGGTATTGTTTCTAAGCGTGAAGTTCGTGGTGGCGGTTCGTTGTCCACACATTACTTTGGTGCTGCGTTAGATTGGCGTTATGGTACACGGGCTAGTGCTATGAACGCTATGAAAGAGATGATTGCCCACTCTCAGGAGTGGGGCATCCAAATGATTGTTGATTATGTGGCAGGGACAGTGTGGACCCCTAAGAAGGGTTGGCGTAAGCAGGAACCTAATAAGCATGGCATGGGTCAGGCGTGGGCGAAGTGGTTGCACATTGAAACAACGAAGTCTTCGTGGGGTGTTAAAACACCGTTGGTTAATCGCCTTTAAGTTTACGCCATACGGCTGGTAGGCTGTGTGTTTCTACAGCCATCTTGGTGTCCCTGTCTTCATAGAGTCGGATTATGGGGATACATATATCTCCTGAGTCCCACATTAATTCGTCTTCTATTTTTGATAGCGGTAATCCATCGTGTGTGTAGCACACGAGTGGACTGCAGTATCCTAGTTTAATGCCTTCGTTAATCCATTCTTCAAATGTCATTCTGTGTCCTTTTGAAGTTCTTCCATAATGCAGGACGCTATGTAACTGTAGGTTTGCATGCAGCCTTTGGCTGCTTCTTGGTCACCTAGTAGGGCTTGCATCCATTCTTTAACCATGTCACGGGCTGCCAGTCTTGTTAAATGAAACTCTACGCAGTATCCGTTTTCTGTGTCACGAATAATTTGGTCAAACTTTTTGTTTAGTTCGTCCATGTCGGAAGGGTTAAAGTTTTCGTCGCTCATTATGCGCCGCCAGTTCGTACTGCGTTCTCATAGGCTTTTAGCACATTAAAGACTTTCCGCCAAGCCTTTGGGCTTGTCGGTTCTTGCTCCAGTAATCCCAGTCCCCATACTAGTTCGTGGCAGATTTGTTCCCACACGGGTTGACCCCATTTTGTTTGGTTGTTAGAGTTTTTTAGCCGTGAGATTTCTTGGTTTAATTTGGAGATTTCTGCTTCGTATTCTTGTGTTGATTTTCTTTTAAGCCATGTGTCGTATTGCTTGTATTTTTTTGAGTTATCGTAGTCCACGGTTTTTCTCCACTAGGTTGATTGTTTTTTCTAGGTCTTCTATGTCTCGGATTCTAGCCAGCGGTAGTCCCATTTTTGTCGCTTCTTTTTTCAGAGCCACTAGAAGTGTTCTTAGTTGTTCTAGGTCGGTTTGTTTTGCCATTGTTGTCTTTCATTTTTTCAAATAAGGGATTTTTGAGTAGTTCTGTTTTTAGGCTTTCTAATGCAAGGCGAGTCTTACGCCATGCGTGCGACTTCGCTTTTATACCTAGGTTATTTTTTAGTTCTTCGTATGTTACCCTATCGTAGAACATTCTGTATAGCACCCATTGTTCTTCTTCTGTCAGCATGGACATCGCTTGTGTGACTGCATCTACGAGTTCCCAGTTGGGTTCTAGGTCTGTGATGTCCGTGTCTGTGTACGGCATCATTAACAGTTCTATTTCGGAGATACCTAGTTTATTTGTCGGGTCGTACTTCATCGTATGCGGGGTTGGTCATAAGGTCGTTTACATGTTCGGGTAAAAGCAAGTATCCTTTGGATGGGTTGGATGAGTTCCAAGCAAAGTTAGACATTGTTTTACGGTTAAAAGTTTCTTTGTTTATTTTCAGATAGCGTTTAATGCGGGGTACGGACACGATGACGAACGCTCCTTGCGTTCCGTCTAGCGTGTATACATACACCCACCACGCTGCTTTAGTGACGCTTAATCCTGACGGTTCCCATACGGGTTTGTCGTTTTCATCTCGTCTTTTGCGTGGGTTGTGTTCAATTTCAAGCACCATTTTACCGTTACGGTAGCGGTCTGTTTTAACTTCAAAGGAACCTGCTTCCATGGCGGTAAGGAAGTCGGCAACAAGTTGCTCGCCTTTCTGACCAAACTTAAGGTCTTCATGGAAGTTAAACTTCTTTGCAGGTAAATCATAATCGGAGAACTTGCCCATTGGTTACTCCTTCGTTGCTTCAACATAATGCACCTGCTTGTCATCTGTCCATGCCACACCGTTTAAACCGTCCATCAGGGTTTTAACATAGTTATCTAGGTCACCACGCAACTTAGACTTTGTGCCGTCATATTCTATGACGGTCACTTCTGTGGTGGTGTCGTTAAACAATACACGAATAGCGACAGACCCTTCAAATAAGGGTCCGTCCCATGCTTCACGAATGGCGGCTTCAGCGATTAAAGTTTTCTCAGGTGTGAATACACGACCACGCCTACCGAGTCGTGGTCGTCCCTTGGGTACGGGTCTGCCTTGGATAACAACGGTGTGTTGTGCTGGTTTCTTTTTGCGTGTAGCCATTAGAACGGCTCTTCCGCATCAGGGTGTGGGTATGTGGGGTCGTCTTTAAGTCGCCACATAAGCAGTTCTTTTGTTAGTTCAGAAACTTCTTGCTCTAGTTTATAAACATAATCTTCCAGAATACGCAAACGGTTTTGCATTTCTTCGTTATCCATAACACTCCTTATGTGTATACTCGTGCCACTAGTTTATCAATTTCTAGTTCGCCGTTAGTCCTGCTGTGGTATTTACCCCACCGTAAATCAGCGTCTACTAGCACGACTTTGGTTTCTGATGGGTTTAATCCTGCTCGTACACATTCGTGTGCCAACTTGGCTAGGGCACGGCTACGGTCACCACCTTCTAATGGTCCGTCACGCCATATAACCTTACCGAGTGGGCTGAGTTTACGCATAGCGTCAGGTAAGGATTCACATTGGGTGTGGTCGGTGTTAATCATTGTCGGTTTGGGTGGTTCTTTATAAAAGCCAGCGAGTCGTGTAATTGTGTCTGGTGAAACCAGGCTTGCTTCTGCCATGTTAAGAAACTCGTCAAATGAATACGGTTCTTCCGTGTCTGTGATGACACGCCTGTTGGGGATAGATAAATCCGAACAGTTGGGGTACGGTAGCCGTACATAGTTGCCGTATTGTTTTGTGCTTGCGAGTGTTTCTTGTTTTGGGTTTACTTCACGGGCAGGGTAGTCAACGACTTGGTGACACGCTAGGAACATTCGCCGCATATCCCGTGCAAGCACTGGCTCTGTGGCGAACACCCACACATGATAACCTTTAGACCTTGACTTTTCTATAAAGGCATGGACACCAGCAACGGCAAATGCATCTCGTAAATCTTTCGCTGCTTGCAGGTCACCTGTGTCAATGTCCGTGCATCCCCATACTGTGTACCAGTCACCTTTTATGGGCACCATAGGGTAAACACCGATAGGTGTTGTCCCGTCTAGGTGGGATGTGAACACATCCGTGGTTAATGGTTCTTTGACGCACGACCCTTCTTCGGAGCCGTACACATCTCCACGACCACGGAACAGTTTAATGAACCGTGTTGTATTTTCCATTTTTAAATCCAATCATCATCTAGGATACTTAGTTGTTCACCAATTTCATTGGCTACGGTTGGGAACTCGGACGGGAACTCGCCGTTCTTTAAGCGTGTTAAACGCCCTGTGCCTTGTTCAATTTCAAAGTCAATGTCGTCCAGTAGTTTGGACGCAGGACGCTTACATTTTACAAGGTTAACGGTTACTGTGTTTTGGTGGATACGAAGTTCGTACCGTAACGCATCTAATCTCTCTAAAAGTCGCTCGGTGTTTTTAGATGTATCTAAGCGTTCTTCTATTTCACGAATCTGCGCTTCTATCTCAAACTTCTTTCGGCGTACACCTATAATGTGTGTTGCTTGTTGCTCACCACCATACGCACCTGATGAGATAGTCATCTTCTTGCCGTCTGCACCTGCGGTGCGTGACGACTGATGCAGAACTAACAACGGGATGTTATGTCGTTTACCAAACGCTTTAAGAGTATTAGCCTTGGACGGTACATCTTCTCCGCCACCATTTAACAATTCCAAATAGTCAAACACTAGCAACGCTGGTTTGCCCCACATGTCACGAATCTCTCCGAGTGCGTTTTCCATTTCGTTTAATGTCATCATTTGGTCAAAGACAGCAAGGTTCGGGAACGACTGGTTGGCTGTTTCTTTCAACAGTTCAATTGCTTTATAGTCGTTGTTCGCAACTTGGTCTTCAAGCATGTCTGCAGGGATACCGTGCATTAAGCAAGTCAACTTGATTAATGTTAATGTGCGTGGTTCGTCTGGGCAGAAATACACAACAGGTTTATCTGCGTTCGCTACAAGTATTTGTAGTAGGAACATTGTTTTACCTGAGTGCGAGTAGCCGTTAATAAGGCACATCTCTGATGGTGCGATGCCACGCATCTCTTCGTCTAGGTCATTAAAGCCTAGGTAGATACGCTCGTTTGGGTGTTGTGCCCAGTGGATAAAGTCATCCGCTGCGTGTGCGAGTGGATTATAATACTGTCTTGTTTTTATGGCGTTAGACACATCAGGCGTGGGGATTAGTTCCCCACGCCCTAGTGCGTCCCAACGCTCCGCATAATTCGGAGTCATTTGTATCCCTACTTGTTGTGACTAGATTTACTTACCTTTTGGTGCCCAAAAAGCATCGTTAGATGATGTGGACTTGAACCAAGGACGCTTCGGGTTTGACTGAAGACCGTCACGGTTGTCCCACACTTCGGTTACACCCTTCATAGCGCACTGTTCGTTGAGCCATTCAGGAATTGGACCGTGTTGCTTGCCTTTTACACGGACTGTGAATCCGCTTACTTGCTTCGCTTCGGGGAACGACTGTGTAAACAGTTGCTCATCCGCTGGTGCTGGAGCAGGATTGTGAGCCTGCTGTGGTGCTGGTGTCGTGGCAGGGGCTGTGACGCTCATACCTTGTGAAGTAAGGATAATGTCGCATACTGCTTCGTATGCTTCATTGAACGCAACAATGTTAGCATTAACATCGTTGCTCTTGGGTGTTAACTCGCTCGCAATTTTTGCGGCTACTTGCATAATGATGGATTGGTCTTTATTGACCATTTGTACTCTCCTTTGTTGAGTAGTTGGTTGACACTGTATCAGATACTGGTTCTGTCAATGTCACTGGAGTTTCCTGTAAGGGCAAGGACAGTCCATTCGGGCTGACAAATGCGCCTTTACACATACTCCAATAGTCGCACCACTTTTCGCTACATAGCGCACTGGTGTCGTTCATAAGCCAGTTTCTGTCCGTGCCCATAACAAGGGCAGTTTGGATAACTGGTTTCACATTATGAATAAGCCATTGTTGGTGTTCTTCGGTACGGCGAAGAATACCGATTTGGGCTTTAGGTTTTTCTTGGCGTACCATAACGCCATAACGGAACTCGGCAGGGTATTTAGTCATCAAACGGTCAACGGCAGCAGCACAATAAACTGTAGCCTGAATAGATTGCGATTGTTTTTCCTTCATATAATAAGGACGGGACGCTGTTTTCCAGTCCCACACAACACCGTTCGGGTCAATGTAGTCCATAGTTCCTTCACACCATACGGCGTACTCGCCAACGGTTATACCAAGTGGGAAACTAAAACGCATCTCAACCTGACCACCGAAGGTAACTTCAGGCATAATATGCGTTTTGAACGCTTCACACATACCGCCTATCTGGGCGACAGATTTATCAGGGTCAAGGTTAGTGACTTTATAAGGCTGTTCACGCAAATGTTCCCAATGGTCAAGGACAGTCTGCAACATCTCATCGGGGTTTCCACCGCCAAGGATAGTCTCAATTCCAAAGTGAATTGCTGTTCCCATAATGGTCGCATCGCTCGGACCTGATAGTTCAGGTTTCGCTAGTTTGAAGCGTGCCCTTTCAGGACAGATAATGCTGTCGTTCAGCCACGATTGGCGCAAATATATAACGCCAGAGTGATGGTCTATTCTCATTTTTTCTCCAAGTGCAAGGATAGTCTGCTATTTACAATAAACAGTATAGCACGGACAAGGACAGTCTATTGTCACTGTTCCATTGTCCCTGCCAATACTGTCTATAGTCTATGGTTATGTGTTACGCACCCGCTAATTTCTTGCGGTGGCGTTCACGAACTTTATTTACAACTGTCGGGTTATACTCTTTACCGAACTCTTTATGGACTATGTCCACAATTTCCCGTGAAGTCAACTCTGTTTCTTTCGCTAATTGATGTAGCATTTTCTGTGCGGGTTTATCCCCGCCTTTCAAACGCTCACGGCGTTCCGACCAATACTTGCGGATACCGTTCACCATAGCGACAGTCAAACCTAGTTGCCTAGCAAGTTCCCGATAATTTAGATTATCCCCCATAAACAGTTCGTCTAGTTCCGCTATGCGTTCCTGAGTCCAACCGTCACCTGCCTTACCTGTTGTTAGGCTGTCCATTAGAAACTGTGGTTCTAATTCGTGGTAGTTCATAATCTCAACGAGACTATCGTTGAACTTGTCCATAGCATACTGTACGACTTCACGCACCTTACCCCACTGCACGAACGGAGAATCATTATCATCCAACTCAATAGGTTCCATTTCAAGCAAACTCTCCCCTTGAAGGGAGTGTTTGGAATAATGATAAGCATCATAAAAAGTTTCAAGGTCAACCAAATAGTCAAGGATAGTCTGCCTTGTCCAAGGGACACCATAACCTTTCAACTCGCACAACTCACGCCCCATCCACATATCGTGTACGCCGTTCCTAGTTATAGGAACAATGTTATGTGGTATGACAACATCACATAAACACGACAAGTCGTGTTCGGCAACACCGCATCCTAGTTCATTTTCAATGTCCATCAGTCGTATCCTATCTCTTCAATGAGTTCTTCATAATCGGCTAAACACCACTCTAATGCTTCAATAATGAAACTGAAAACAGTTTCATATTCATATTCCATAGCGCATTGACCACCGTATTTAGAGACATTGTGGTAACGAGTTACCACCCATCCCTTGTGTGCGTTGGCGTACTGCACTTCATAGTAGCCGTCAATGTCGGGCGCATCAACGGTTATCAATTTTATTGATTCCATAACTTTCTCCTAAATATCATCCAAATAGTTATCTTCAACACCTGTCACTTTAGTGACGGCATCGCTAATAAATTCCCAACCGTAAATGTCGGCAACAGCATCAATGCTGTAATCCCACTCCCTAGTTGCCATAACCGCATCCAACAGTTCACCTGTTGGTTCCACCAACCTAGACTCTAGTACGGTTACAATGTCTTCGGCGGACCAAACAACCCCCTTGAAACCGAACTTATACATAAGTTGTCTTATAACCCGATACGCTGTATCGGGACATTCCATTGATTCAATATATTGAATTGATTCAGTGTCCATTATTCTTTCTCCCATTCTGGATTATTTAGAATCTCCAACGCTTGAAGATACTCTTCATCAGTTTCCTTCGTCCACTTGCCTTGTTCCATATCAAACGCAGGACCTTCGGTGAATCTATCCACCAAAATTCTATCGTCAATATATTTAGTTTGAGTGGATAAATCTACCGCCACTACGAAGTAGATTTTCTTACCTGTTTGCATTGCCGATAGGCAAGCACCGCACACGGTTTCGTCAAACTCGTAATCGGCTAGGTCGTAACCGCATTGGTCACAATAGCGTTTATCTTCTGTTTCCATTGTTATTTATCCTTTTCTGTTTCTACAATTGCATCATAGATGCATCCCATACCTTCAGTAGCAATGGCTTCTTCAAGGTCTTTCACCCACATACGACCAGACATAACAGCGTCCACCTTGTCGTCAAGGCTTTCCGACCATCCATAATGCTCAATGACGGCTTGCCGTACATAATCACGGGTGAACATTACACCCTTCCATCCAAACTTGTGGGCGAAGTCCCACATAAGTTTCAACGCTTGGTCTTCAGTATAATTTTCCATTGTTATTTTCCTTTCAGTTCCATAACGGTAATACCTTTACCGATATGGTTATTACACGACGGCGGAGCCGTCATTTTTACGAATATCTCAACGGTGTTTTTACACCGTGGACATACCCAAATGCCTGCTTTATACAACTGAACGGGGGGCTTACGCCCCCCGTTGTTTGTTGTTTCTTTCACGGCACTTGCCATTATAACATCTCCTTCATCTGTAGGCAGAAGCGTGTAATTTCCTGCATCTCATCTGCGTTCAATTCGTCAATGCCTTCGGCATTATCTTCGGCAAATGTAGCAACATCATCCAACATACCCTTTAGGGTAGCAATGGCGTTGTTATACCGTTCTGATGAACGGTCACCATTTACGGAGCAGTCGTACATTGCGAAAGTGGCACGGTCAAGTGTGTCAACATCACAGATGTTGTGTTGAATGGCGAAGTCGCAAATAGTAGCCATACTAACCGCAAGGTTATAAGCACTAGCCGTTCCTTCGGTCAAACCTGAGACTAATACTTCGTATACTTCTTCGGGAATGTCGTAGTTTTCTCCGTCATACTCGCCGTTCTGTGCTAAGCCCCACACAACTACGCAGTTACCGTGAATCTCACGCTTGAAGAGATTAGTGGCGAGATAATTCATCTCCATACCGTTGATGAGAAACTCATCATTGACATAGCCAACGAACAACATTTCTTCCATACCACAATTTGTGGTAACACAGTCAAAGTGACCACCTACGGCAGACTGAATGGATTTATGGTCTTCTACGAAGATAGGTTCGGGTTCAACATTGACCCCGCTAGGTAGGAATAATCCTACGGTAATTGATGACATTATATAACCTTTCAGGTTAGTAGGGATTTATTGGAGCCGTTGACTCCGTGACACATAGCGAGCATCTGCGGTGTCCACTATGTATCACGCAACCAACGGGAATTGGTTGGTGCAGACTATTGTCTGCAGTTAGTTTATCGGTTGTTATCTCCGTTTCCACCATAGAGAACAGATAGTTCTAACAATGTCGCTGTCCTTTATTTGGATGTAAATCCAATAATTTATCAACACGAAAGCGTAGAACACTAGCAATGTTATCGTTAGCATAACGATAATCATTAGCAGATTCACGGTCATAATCTGGTCATTCTCCCACTGTCCCCTAAGCGTTAGGAGCAGGGACAGCAGGAAACACCAACTGAATAGGGCTATGCCCCATTCCCATAGTTTGTCCGTGTTCATAATTAGTTACCTTTCAATTCTGAAAGGTAATCACGATTCATCTCCAACGGCATACCCAATTGACTAGTTAGATAAACTAGTCGGTCCTTGTCGCTAGGCAATTCCATAAGGTCCTGAATCTGTTGAAACTCCCAATGGGATACATCCCATACGAAGTCAACATTACCCATCATACTAGGGCTAAAAGCCCATAGCCCCGATGCTTTATGAAAACCAACATAAGTTGGTGAAGTTTGAATGGTCATCACTTGTCCCCCTTCAGGGCTAATTGTGCCTGATTATAGGCACGGTGTAGGTTTTCGTATGCAGTGTCCAAATGGTACAACTCATCATTGAGTTGGTCAATACGATGTTCGTATCTATGAACTGCATTATGTAATTGAGCCTTTAGGTCAATTACTTCCTGATGTTTTTCGTCAACTTGTTTCTGCAACTGTGTTGCAGTAATCTGCAAGTTGCGAATGTTACGGCGTAGCCGTTTCACAATGGGTAATTTGCTAAACATTATAATGTTTACCTTTCTTTAGTCAGTCTTCTTCGCAGAATTTTCCATCTTCACAGATGGAACATTGAATGTCTGTCTCTAGCAGAGACACTCTTCCACACCAAACGCATAACAACTTCTGTTGTTCATCGTCAATAAACATTGTTTATCCTTTCTTTATAATTCGGATGGAATAAGTTCCATCCCCTTGAGAGTTTGCATAACCCAACCCATAGGGTCACGAACGATGTCACCGCTACCGTCCTGAAGTTTCTCTACGATTACATCGTATTCATCCAACATTGGCAACCCCATTTTATGGGGTCTACCATAGCCACTACCCATAGTGGCGTGCTGTTCGTATGCTGTTGCGCTCTGTTCCTGAACAGAGAATGTTAGTCGGCGCAACATTGAAGGATGAGCCAAAGCGAACATAACGGAGTTTATGTCCAAAGTATCTGCCGAGTCGTGCAGTTTCACTGCCGTACTATAGGCGTGTTCTCCGTCACCCGCTATCGTTGAATCCCACCACAACTCAACACCAAAGCCGAGTTTATTGATGGTATCAATAAGCGACAACACCGCAATGCCACGCTTCATAAGCCATTCGGCTTGAATATAAGAACTTGCAGTTCCTGCAACGACAACCTTTATAACTCTGCCGATAGACTTATCGGCACTAGCGGAAAAGTTCACCATACATTCAGGGTCACCTTCCACGAAACGCCCCATATCCACATAAGCACCACCAAAGTCGTAGGTCGGCTTATAAAGTTCCGATAATTTATCGGCAAGTCGTTCGGTAACATCCGTAAGGATGTTATCAACCTTAGGACGCAACTCGGTCCAACCTTCGGTTGCTAACTCGCAAGTAGCCTTGAGTGTTCTGGCGTGTGGTCCGTGCCAATCTTCTTCAAACTTCTTATCCGAAGACCCTGTCTTCGGATTAGTTTGGGCAAACTTTATGAACTCACCTAGTGAGTCAAACAACTCACAATGCAGTTTCTTACCCTTAGGCATAGCCTTGTTGCCGTATTCGTTGATGATTCTCATTTGAAACTCCGTTTCAATAGTAGGGATAATTGGGGTAATGAGTGTGGCACTAAAGTGCCACACCCATCATAACCTTGTCGGCAACTTCAGGCTTCGCACCCTTGAGAATTGTTGTATCAACAATTTCCTTGAGAGTGTAAGCGTCACCCTTGAGAAGTTTGGCACCGTTGACAGTGGCTCGTGGTGAAACCACGACACGCAAACCATAATTCTCAACATTCTTTCGTGCCATACGGACGATGTTGAGCCACTTAGCCGACACCGTTGGCTCTAAGCCAACCGCATTTAGCATTGCTTCTTCAATACCGTTATCGTAACCGATAACGACACTAGCGAAACGGTCAAGGAAAGCCGCATCCAAAGGATTACGACCCACATACTCGGCAGTAGCACCGTGACCGAAGGTATTCGCCGTAGCAACAAGGACGAAGTCCTTGTGACGCTTCACCATTCCATCAGGGAAAGCCATAAAGGTATTCGCTAAAGCGGAGTTCAACACCGTCAACACATTGGCGTTACCGTTATCTACTTCATCAAGTAGATAAACACCGCCAAACTCAAACGCTGTTCGGAACCCTGTTCCGACATACTGCCCCGTAGCCGACATATAACCCAACAGAGAAGACTCTGTTGCTTGACTAGAGCACGACTTGCTATAAAAGTCAAGCCCTAAGGCTTGAGAAGCATTTTCGGCAATGGTTGACTTGCCTGTGCCTGCAGGACCAACCAAATAGGTTGGGACACGGCATTGAAGATTCAACAACACCTTGTTGAAGTTATAATGTTGGACTCCGTCCAACTTGCGAACTTCACCAGACGGAAGTTTCACTTCCGTAACTTTCGGTTGCATAGTTGCAATAACATCCTTCAAGGATGTTACTTCTTCAACAACACCATTGAAAATGGTTAGATAACCTTCCATCGCACCGTTTACGGTGTTGGCAATCTCATCCTTAGGTAACTCAGGGACGAAGTCCCCGATAACCGCTTCAACAATGGCACGAAGTGCCCCGTCAAGCCCACCTTCGGTGGTTCGTGGCTGTGTAGGCATTGGAGCCTTCTCTTTCTCCACCTTCGGTGGTTCTGGTTGTGGTGTTGGACGAGAACCAACTTCAATAACGGTTACACCGTTACTAAGCAGCAATTCTTTCTGCTTTTCGTAGAAAGCCTGCAGTTCGTTGTCCTTGCGGTGCATTGGGGAACCCTGAAAGGTTACCCCCATAGCCTTGAGAGTTTGAATACGGTCTACCTTCGCTAAGAAGGTAAATCTGTCGGTTCGGTCACGATTCCAACCATAAGGTTGGACAGTAACACGGTCTGTCTCTAAGTTGATACTTAGAATGGTGGATGCTTTATGAGCCATTATGAAACTCCGTTTCACTAGTAGGGAATAGGTGACTCCCACCGTGAGCATAATGCCCACGGTGGGAAACTAGAAACAACACTCTTTAGAGTGTTATAACGCCAAATTAGGGTCATAAGCGACCCATTCAACAGAAACGAATTCTTCGTTTATGTACTTATACGCAAGGCAACCAACAACGCCGTGGATAGGATGTGTGTATTCCACACACTCTTCGGCGTGATGAACTCCGTTATCATCCGTGAAAGATGCGTACCACTCTTCGGTTGCATAGCAACCACGGGGGGCAGAATCAAAAATAGGTGATGGGGACATTATGAACTCCGTTCATAGTAGGGATTATGGATAAGGCAAGGACAAGCCAAGCCCCTAACTACCGTTAGGTAGTAGTACACGGAAAGGGAATTGCACCCCACACGGACAATGTCCGTGCTACTAAGTCCGTGTGGGACGGTATAAATACCGTCCACAATAAGTCACATTACGATAACACCCCGTAGGGGACAGAAACACCTTATCTGTCTAATCCTACGGATTATCGCCGTGTCTCCTGCCCTAAGCAACTACTTTATACCGCAATAACCATAGGTTATTCTAGGCGAGTTCTATCGCTGGCACCACTCGGCATAATGCAGAGTGTGACACTAGGTACGCTAACGAAGGAAACATCCCGTGACCCCGTTAGTCGTGCCGTACCTTTATCGCCCTAATCGGGAGTACGGCTCTAATCGGCGGTACCGACTAGGTTGCCAATCACAATAAGCCCTAGATTTTCACTTGTCAAGGGGTAATTATTCTTCACCCACCGCAAACCCTTGCAAAATAAGGAAAAAAAAATTTGGAAAAAATTCCGAAAGTCGTATACACACACCCCTAGGTATACGGTTTCACCGTCACCCAAACACGCCGAAACCCCGTGCATAATGCACACGGTTTCTCGTGTCACAGGAAAAACACACATAGGCACACACACCGCACGACACGGGTCATCACGCCCGTATGCGCCCGCATTGGGGGGTTTATAGTCACAATAACCATAATCATTTAGGGTATAAAGCACCATAATCCATTGGCTATCGGCATCCTAGCCACACACGGGCAGGGGGGCACGGGGGGGTACGGGGGTGCGAGTGCTAAAGTAGTATTTATCGTATAGCCGATGCGTTGTATTTTGGGGTTTGGGCATAGGGGGCATGAAAAAACCCCCATGGGGGTGGGGGTCTTTTTTTAAGTACCGTATGAGCCTTGCTATATAAGGGTTTGATACCTTACCATTTGACTTTGTTTGCCCAGTATGCGGCTGACATTGGTCCTTTGGCTATGTTTTTGGCGTGGCGTGTTTGGAAGCGGTTGCGGCGGCTGGCGTAGGCTGCTGATTCGCCTTTCTTTTTGGGTGACCCTTTTACGCCTTGTTGTCCGAAGCGGATGGTTTTTACCATGCCGCCTGATTTGGCTACTACGATGTGGGATTTGGTTGGGTGGGTTGGTGTGGCTTTGGGTTTGTTGTAGCCGCTTACTCCTGCTCGTGCTAGTCGTGGGTCGGTTGCTTTTCGTGGTGCCATTATTTTGTCCCTGCTTTACTGTACGCCATTGTTTATTACTTCTATTTTCATAATCCAAGCCATGGGGATGTGGTTGATGTCGCCTACGGTTTTTACTGTACCATCTTCAGGTTGAAAGATTGTCCCTGCGATTGTCAGATAGTGTTCTTGACAGTTATGCCATATCCGTCCTAATGTGACGGCTATGGCATCTTCAGGTTCGTAGTCGTCTACTTCGTGCCATCCTGAATGGGGTGCATAGGCATCTCGCCATGTGACTCGGACTTCTGTCCAGTCTGCCAGGTTTCGGATTTGGGATTCAATGTATTCCATACTATTGGTCTAGGGGTTCTAGGATTATGGTCTAATCAAATGATTCAGTTTGAAAATTCTTCACCTGCTGATACACGAAAGCAACGACAACAGCAACACTCAAAACGGTACCACTCGCCAGTCCGACTATAATCTTAAATGCTAGTTTCACTCTTGTTGTCCATGCCTAACTGTTACTGTCGTGCTGCCTGCCTACGGGCAGCACATTAGCCATACTATATACTATAGTCGGTTTACCGTCACTTGCGTTATGGTAAACCTACAGGTTTCCTTACCCCCCCTATAATCCCCCCCACTGTTCTAAACCTTTAGTCTAGGGAACAACCACCACAATTGCATGGACATCCTAGACGAACGACAAGAAAAATACCTGAACTGGCTGCTGGTGCCAACAGGGCACCGCACACCTAAAACCCAAGACGCATACGCCAAAGAAGAAAACATAGATGTCACCACCCTAAGACGCTGGCAGAAAAAACCACACTTCAAAGCCGAATGGCAAAAACGAGTAGAAGAACTACAAGGGTCCCCAGAACGAACCCAAAAACTACTAGATGAAATCTATCAGCGTGCGCTCGGCGGCGATAATAAAGCCGCCCAATTGTATCTTCAGGCTACTAACCGTTTGGCTCCCCAACAGGTGAACATTACTCATACTCAGTCTTTGGCTGAGATTTCAGATAAGGACTTAGAAGACCTTATTGCTAGTGTGGCTTCTGCTGAGAAGTCTGCTAGGTTGGAAAGCCGTGAGTCAAACTCCTGACTTGGTAGAGTGTAAGGTATGCGGTTGTGAGTATCCGCCTATCTTTGAATTTGGTTGTCCAGAGTGTTTCTTTGAAGAACCTGAACCCAAAGTTAAGCGTATGCGAGACTCGGATTAGAACAAACTAGGTATTTATATGGTTCCTGCAAAACAAGATATTAAAATTATGCGTGGAGACACCGAAGTTTTCAACATTACTGTCACCGACTCTGCTGGTGCGGCTGTTAACTTGACTGGTGATGTCTTTACTAGCCAAATTCGTTATAACCGTGATGACTCCAGTGTTGCGGCTAGTTTTACATGTGTGGTCACAGACCCTATTGCTGGTCAGGTTTCTTTAACTTTGCCTGCCGCCACTAGTGCTACTTTGGTTTCTGGTACAGCGTATTGGGACCTTCAGCGTAACGACAGTGGTGTTATTACGACTATTGTTGCTGGCAAGTGTACCATTTTGGCTGATGTAACCCGCTAATATGGCTATTCGTGATATTCAGGTCCAATTAGGGGCTGATGAAGAATCCCAGTTAAATGTTACTTTAACAGACATTAATGTTTCTGTTGGTTC